AAACAATCCACAATAGTACAGGCGCTGAAAGACGCGACTGGAGATTTATTAACTGAAGATACATTAAAGTCACTTGAAGAGTCTTTCGAGGCTGCAGTCACTGATAAGGTGACAGAGCTAGTCAGCCTGCAAGTAGAAAAAGCCCTTGTCGAGCAAGATGAAGATCATGCCGGGAAGCTTGAGTCTTTGCTAGAAGCAATAGATACCGATCACACAGCCAAGCTTAACAAGGTGCTGAAGGCGGTTAACGAGAATCATGCCCACAAATTAAAACAGGTAGTAAGCAAATATAGTAAGGATGTTGTTGAGGAAGCCGCTGAGTTTAAGACCTCGCTGGTAGACAAGATAAGCTCTTATCTGGATCTATACATAGAGAACGCAATTCCTGCTGAAGATTTCAAGGAGGCAGTCAAAAACCGACAAGCATATGATCAATTACAAGAGATGCGGAAAGTTTTAGCAGTTAATGCCGCGATGAGTAAAGATTCAATCAAAAGCGCGATTAAGGACGGTAAAAGACAGATTGACGAGTCTACTACAGAAGCAGCCAAGCTTTTGAAAGAGAGAGACAATTTGCAAGTACAACTTGCTGCTAGTGAGAGAGACAAGCTGTTGGAAGAAAAAACAGCTGGGCTTCCTGGTATCAAGAAAAAATACATCACCCGGGTGCTTGGAAACAAGACAAGCGAGTTTATCAACGAGAATTACGATTACACGTTGAAAATGTTTGAGAAATCAGAAGAAGACAAGCTAGAAGATGTGAAGAAGCAAGCGACTAAACAAAGTCGAGCCAACAACGTTGACCGACCAGTTATACAAGAGTCAGCCAAGCAACCACAAGCCGCTCAAAAAACAGGCGACCCGATGGGTTACATGTCCGAGCTGAGCAAGTATTAATTTAATATGAATTTTTTTATGAATGAGGTAATTTTATACCTGAGTATGTGTAATGTCAAGGAGACAAATTTAATATGAGTATTCAATCAGTTAAACCCCCCTCTCCATACGTTGATCAAGCTCGTGCAGACGCGTTGTTGGAAAAGTGGAGCCCCGTGCTCGACTACAAGTCCGACAATGTAGATGCAATCGAAGATGATCACACTCGTTACTCAACAGCGGTCCTGTTAGAAAACCAAGAGCAATGGTGCCTCAATGAGGCTGCCAACTCCGCCAGTGGCGGTGTTCTTGGTGGTAGTTCATACCCTACAGCTGGTTTCAACCGTCCTGGCGCTAATGCCGGGGTTGCGGGAGATAACTATGCTAGTGGAGATGCACGTCTTCCAAAGATCCTTATCCCCATGATCCGTCGTACGTTCCCGGAACTGATCACCAACGAAATCGTTGGAGTTCAGCCTATGAGCGGACCGGTTGGTCTTGCTTTTGCTCTTCGTTATAAATACGAAGCTGAAGCTCTTGGTGCTAAAGGTATTGATGGTAAAGACTTCACAACAGGTACGGTAGATCCTAGTAAACACTCAGGTGGTAAAGAAGTTGGTTACAACTATCTTGACACCCGGTTCACTGGAGCTTCATCCGCGGCCTTGTCTGGAAATGCTGATTTTCACTTTCCTGACCAAGACCAAGGTGTTGCCAAGCTGTTGAGCGAATTCGAACTGACAGGTGATATTCCTCAGATGGTCGTTTCTTTTGAAAAGACTTCTGTGGAAGCAGGCACACGTAGGTTAGCTGCCCGCTGGAGCGTTGAGCTCGAGCAAGACCTCAAGAACATGAACGGTATTGATATCGACAATGAATTAACGAACGCTATGTCGTACGAAATTCAAGCCGAGATCGATCGTGAAATGCTCATGAGAATGGTTCAGGTAGCTCTTAACGCTGGTAGCGGAAAAGGCTACAGCGTCTACTCGCCTTCCACTGCAGACGCACGCTGGATGGCGGAACGTAACCGCGATCTTTATGCTAAGATTATTGTCGAAGCAAATCGTATCGCTATTCGTAACCGTCGTGGTGCTGCCAACTTTATTGTTGCAACACCAAGAGTATGCGCTATACTTGAAATGCTCCCTGAATTTCAGTGGATGCAAGTTCAAGGTAACGTAAACACTCAACCAGTCGGTGTAGCTCGCGTGGGTAACCTTGGTGGTAGATTCAACGTATATCGTGATACAAGAACAGAAGCACAGTTCGAAGGTGGAGGTCAAAAAGACCCAACAGGTACTGGACATCAGCGCTCAAATGCTGAGCGTGTCGAGTATATCTTGTTAGGTTACAAAGGCCCTGAGTTTTACGACACAGGACTTATTTATTGCCCTTACATCCCCATTATGATTCAACGGACCATCGGTCCTAATGACTTCGCGCCTCGCGTGGGTCTATTGACTCGTTATGGTGTTGTGGACAACATCTTCGGTGCTGACCTGTATTATCACGTAATTGTAGTAGAAGATTTAGGCAACGCGTCCATCGCAACCCCTAATAATGCTGCTAATACAAAGAACGTATACTTCTAGAGTTCGTATGGTACTTCAGAGCCGTTGAAATGATACACACGGCGATAAAACAATTTTCGAC